CCTCGCGGTCCTAACAGTACCACCTTAGTGAATCACTTAAGGTTCCTAGACTCAGGAAGAGTGGTGAACCGATCCGCACTTGTGCGCACGGAGCTGCTCGACCATCCTCTGGGAATAAGCCTTATTGTGTTACTTTGGTAGCCTGCACCGGCAGACCATACTCTGATGGAGCTTGATATGCTTCATCGAGTAGCGTGTTTAGATGTTTTTGACGAAACCTAATGGTTTTCATCATTGCATCGTGCCGTGCTAAAGAGGTTTTATTGACGCTATGCGACATCAACCTTGTCAGGTCGCCGATTGGAGATACGGGAAGAGACAGAAATGCCTCGAACCGCTCCTCTCGAGCTAACTGCATAAGTGTTGAAATCTCGACCCTCTGTGCCTCCGCCGCTAGGCGTGAGACCCACACGATCGGGATTCTCATAATGTCAATAGGCGCTGTTGCTTGGGAAGCCATGCCTTCGATACCGCCAGCATCCCAGTCTTGGCCAGTTATCTGAAAGGATATCTGGTTGAACTGTTTGTATGCGTTATCGACAAGGGAAGCTTTATAGGCCATGATGAAATAACCTAAGTCCCAGATTAGCTCTTGCTTTTCTAGGATAAGGTTTGATCTACATGGTCTTTGGCGATCTAAGGTCTGATAGATGGTTTTTAATGACCACTCTAAAAGACTATGATCGTCTCCGTGGGTTATAAGCCCTCGGAATGCTTCATAATACTTAGCTATGTGCTTTGTGGATCTAAGATTCACTCCGCATGAACTCTGTATATCCTTGATAAACCCCGGGATTGCGTAAGGATTTAACCTTTTGTAACCCCGTTCCCTGCTGACAAGAGTTACTGACCAAAGAGCGGAAACGCTCATTTGATTAGCAACGAATGCAGCTAGGGGGAATCCTGTTAGCTCTTGACCTTTGTGGAAGATCCTCTTCGCAAATTCGAAGGTGTCTTTGGACACGAGTGATTTTTCACTCTGGATTTCAACCGCTAAGGCTGAGAGTATGGATTCGTAGGATTTGGCAACTTCCTCGTTATATATCACGATATCATCACCTAGAAGTAGGTAGTCGCGAAACTGTCCGGAAATTCCGTTCAGGTAAGCGGCGTACTGAACTAGTATGTGGTGGGTAAGTGAAAATATAGCCCATGATGAATAGGCTCCCATTGGCTGGCCAACAGCGTACCTTACGGTACCGCTTCGGTCATGCTTAAGGAAGTCTCTATCTGTCATGATTGAGCGCCAAGCGGAAGCTCTCTCTTCATTGATGTAAATCGCTAAGATCTTTTCTTGTAGTGATATAGGAAAACGATCTGTAGCCGACTTAAGGTCGAATGATGAGAAATGCCCTGCATTTAAACGTGGATCGATAGCATCCTGATTAAAGGTCCGATCGGAGTCGAATCTCCTAAGCTGAGCGAAAGCCCAGTCATGAAGAGGTTTCAAAACGGTCTGAGACCAGTAGTCAAAGATGGCTATGATACGAGATTTACATTCAGGCGATTTAACAATTGAGATTCTTGAATCAATTATCTCTTTTGGGTTAGCGTCTCCTTTAATAGGGAGTAACGCTTTCCTTATCGTCGTAAGGTAATCTCGAGCCCCTAAACAGTTCTCAATGTATATACCGAACCGATGACCGGCAAGTGAAATCATTTGAGCTTTACGCTCTTCTGAAATCGCTTTAAGGTCGTCGTGTGACGTTATCATTGCTGGACCGTTGGGACCCATTTTAGATGTAGGATGAGGTTCGTTCCAATATATATCTGGAACATCAAATTTGATCGATAGATGGTTTCTTGCGAAGTCTTCGATATCTCTTTCGAGAGTTTCGTTGACCACTCCAGGCGCCTCTATCGCGGAGTAATCCGGTTCCTTCCACCCCGGGATTATGTATGATACTTGGAGAAGTGTCAGAACATCTCGGGTGGTATCCAGATCACCCTCTCTAAGGATTTGGGAAACCTTTGGACCTAGGTCCTTAGGATAACCATCCCTATAGATTGGGAATCTGGTGGATAGTATTGGCTCATTTCCGGCTAATATTCTAAGTAGTTGAGATCTGATAAATTTCAGTCTCGCTACCGCTTGAATATTACCTCTATGCTCTATCCAATTCTCTACCTTATCAAGTAGGGTCTTGGACAACTCATGAGTATGGTTAGTCTGCTTCGAGTTACTCACTCGTTGGAGATAGACATTGAAACAATGTCTGAAAGCCTTAATCGACTTTCTGTTGATTATATCAGTCTTTCTTTCCATATTTAATTGTTGAAGGTGTTTTTCGGAACTCTTCTTCAAGAGTTGGAGTGTAGTGCTTGTGCTCCTTAGGGAGGGGCCTCCTTCTACACGGGCACGAACAAGGTTTACTCCTTATC